AACAAGGATCGTCTGAGGTACAGGCTAGCGGACAAGAGTTTAAAAGTCCTAAGCAATATGGCCGAGGTGGTGAAAAGGCACCGGTAACACAAGGTTCCTCTAAGATCAAAGAAGGTATTAACTTTAAGCAATTCAAAGAAGTACTTGACGAAGGGGTCGTCGATACTTTAAAAAAGATTAAAAGCCGTAAGCAAGCAATGCCTGTAAAGTTTAAGAATAGTAAGACTATAAAGGTTGACTTGTTTACGGCTAGTAAATTGCTGGCAGTGCACGATGCTCTCAAGCCAGCAAATGCAAAGAAGTTTAGAGATAGTTTAGAGAAAGGCGAAAACTCGTTTATGACGATGGTAGATTTCGCTATGCAGAACGCATAAGGATTTACAATGCCAATTACAACAAAGCAAAAAAGCCCTAATGGATATGTAGTCCTTAGAGCTACGGCTAACGATACTGTCAATCTAGTTACTGCTGCATCTGCCGGCGAAACTGTACAATCAATGTCCATCAATGAAGTTAAGTGGGCATGTGATGCATCGCATCGATGGACTGTCACTAGAGGATCAGACACTGTCGCCATCCTTACTGGTTCGGGTGGTGAAGATTTTATCGGTATGCGTCTTGAAACAGATGCACAGCTGACAGCAAACTGTAACGTAGCTTTGAGTGGTGGTAATGGATATATTGTGATTAAGCTGCACAAGGTATCAGGAAACTAAAATGAAGCTAATCACAGAAATTAACGAAACCGTAGAGTACATCTCTGAAGCAAGAGAAAACGGTGGCAAAGATTACTTTATTCGTGGCCCCTTTATGCAAGCGAATATTAAGAACCGTAATGGCCGTGTTTACCCGGCAGAAGTGCTAGATAAAGAGGTAGGCAGGTACAATACGGAAAACGTAAAAAAGAATAGAGCATATGGCGAGCTGGGTCATCCTACTAGTCCTACTATTAACCTTGATCGTGTAAGCCATATGATCAAAGAACTTTATCGAGACGGTGACAATTTCATCGGTAAAGCAAAGATCATGACTGAGACTCCTATGGGTCGTATTGTGAAGAACTTAATGGATGAAGGTGCTAGCTTGGGTGTTTCGTCTCGAGGAATGGGATCGCTCAAGAATAAGAATGGTGCAGCAGAAGTGCAAAATGATTTCTATCTTGCAACAGCTGCTGACATTGTTGCAGATCCATCTGCGCCCGATGCTTTCGTTGAAGGTATTATGGAGGGCAAAGAGTGGATTTGGGACAATGGTGTTATCCGTGAAAAGACTATTGCTAATTATGAACACACAATTTCATCTGCACCTAAGAAAGAGTTGACAGAAGCCAAACTGAAAGTTTGGTCTGATTTTCTGTCTAAACTATAATTTTTATAAATAACATTAGACCACTCAAAGGAGTTTAAAAATGTCTGAACAAGATATTCGAGATATCGAGCTCCAGGACACTGAAGAGCAGCTCGAAGAGCAGCAGGAGACTGTTGCTCAAGAGCAAGAGGAGCAGCTGGACGAGTTTAAAGCGTCCATGGGCGATCCTTCTGAAGTACCTGAGCCGACTGCCGCTAAGGCTAAGCCTCGCAAGGGCGACAAGAAGGTAGAGGATGATCCTCAGGATGCACCTACTGCTGTTAAGGTCCCTGGAACTAAAGCTGGCATTATCAATGCTATGATGTCAAAGATGAATGAGATGCCTACAAAGCAGCTCAAAGCATCATATGGCAAGATGATGGCCGGCATGAAGATGGAAGATTTCGACCGCGAAGAAGATACTATTGAAGAAGTTCATAGTGTCCGCGACCTTCCAAAAGTAACAGCTGAAGATGTAACTGTAACCGAAGACGTAGCTGCTATGTTCGAAGGTGCAGAAGACATTTCAGAAGATTTTAAAGATAAGGCTACTGTCATTTTTGAGGCAGCAGTTGTTTCTAAGGTCAATGAGCAGCTTGAGAAAATCTCAACTAACTTTGAAGCCGAGCTTTCAGAAGAAGTAGAAAAGCTCCAGAAAGAGTTGACTGAGAACCTTGATCAATATCTCGACTACGTAGTCGAGCAGTGGATGGAAGAGAACCGTCTTGCTGTAGAGCAAGGCCTCAAAGCTGAAATGGTAGAGGACTTCCTTAAAGGTCTTAAAGGACTTTTCGAAGATCACTACGTAGAAATCCCTGAAGAGAAGGTCGATGTTGTTGAAGAGCTTGCTACTAAGGCAGAGGAACTTGAGTCCAAGCTGAACGAGCAAATCGAAAAGAACGTTGATCTTCATAGTGTTGTTGAGCAATACAAGCGGGATCAGCTGATTGAGTCAGTAGCTGGCGACTTAACTGATACTCAAAAGGCTAAATTTGAGACCTTAGCTGAAGGAATTGATTTTGTTGATGCAGAGTCTTTCACTAACAAGCTAACCATTGTTAGAGAAAGCTATTTTGGCAAAGGTGAGGAAGTATCTTCATCATACGTTTTGGACGACGATGAGCCATTGACGGAAGAGACGTCTGAAAAGGCTGTTGATCCTGGCATGGCAAATTACGTAAACGCCATTTCTAGGTCCATAAAGAAATAATATTATAAATAACTTTAGATAGATAAGAGGAGACTATCATGTTATCTGAACAACTTATCGAGAAGTGGCAGCCAGTGCTCGATCACGGCGATCTCGGCGAGATCAAAGATTCTCACCGTCGTGCTGTAACTGCTCAACTTCTAGAAAACCAAGAACGATCAGCACGTGAAAGTGCTATGGGTTCTGGTGGATACCAAATGCCATCACTGTTGGGAGAAGCTTCTCCAGCTAACGCAATGGGTGCTTCTAGCTCTGTTGCTGCTGCTGGTAACGTAGACATCTTCGATCCAGTACTGATTTCACTGGTTCGACGATCTATGCCTAACCTTATTGCATATGACGTATGTGGCGTACAGCCAATGACTGGTCCTACTGGCCTGATCTTTGCTATGCGCGCACGCTACTCTAGCCAAAGCGGCTCTGAAGCTCTGTACAATGAAGCTGATACTTCATTCGGTGCTTCTGCTTCTGGTAACACTGCTTCTAAAGCTGTTATCGATGGCGAAGGTAACCCAGGTACTGGCCAAACTGGTACCGATCCAACGACTCGTGCAGTTGGTAACACGTACTCAGTGGAAGCTGGTATGTCAACCACGGCTGCTGAAGCTCTGGGTGATGGTGGCGACAACCGGTTTAACGAAATGGCTTTCTCTATCGAGAAAGTTGCTGTAACGGCTGTTTCACGTGCTCTGAAAGCTGAGTACACAATGGAACTGGCTCAGGACCTGAAAGCTATCCACGGCCTCGACGCTGAGACTGAGCTTTCTAACATCCTGTCAGCTGAGATCCTCGCTGAAATCAACCGTGAAGTTGTTCGTACGATCAACTACACAGCTTCTGCTGGTGCTCAAGACAACGTTGCATCTGCCGGTACTTTCAACCTCGACGTAGACTCTAACGGTCGATGGTCTGTTGAGCGCTTCAAGGGTCTGATCTTCCAGATCGAGCGTGATGCTAACCAAATCGCTAAAGACACTCGTCGCGGTAAGGGTAACATCCTGATCTGCTCTTCTGACGTAGCTTCTGCTCTTCAGATGGCTGGCGTTCTGGATTACACTCCTGCTCTGTCTTCAAACTTGAACGTAGACGACACTGGTAACACCTTTGCTGGTGTACTGAACGGTCGAGTACGGGTCTACATCGATCCATACTTCTCCTCTTCAGCTGGTAACCAGTACTACACGATCGGTTACAAGGGCTCTAGCGCCTTTGATGCTGGTATCTTCTACTGCCCATATGTACCTCTGCAGATGGTACGTGCGGTCGGCGAGGACACTTTCCAGCCTAAGATCGGCTTCAAGACTCGATACGGCATGGTTGCTAACCCATTTGCTCAAGGTTCTACCGCAGGCAATGGTACGATCAGCTTCAACAACAAGAACGTTTACTACCGCCTTGTTGCAGTATCGAACCTGATGTAATAAAAAGAATCTCGAAAGAGACACTTTTGGAGGGAGCTTCGGCTCCCTCTTTTTTTGTCTGGATAAATAGTACCAGAGGAAACTATTATGGCAGCTACAGATCGATCACCAGACAATCCAAACTACCTATCTCCATTAGGGTTTAGGTTTATATTGACTCGTACTCCTAAAACAAACTACTACGTTCAAAATGTAACACTGCCTTCCGCTACTTTGTCTACCGTTGAAATTCCAAACCCATTGGTCACTGTTCCTTATCCCGGAGACAAACTTCAATATGATCCTTTAATATTAACATTCATGGTTGATGAGGATATGACCAACTACCTGGAAATGTATGATTGGTTGACGGGACTTGGTTTTCCAGAGAACAGCGATCAACGTAAAAGGTTGATGGCAAACTCACCAACCTTTGAGAAAGGTTTTGCAGGAATCATGAGTGATGGTACTTTGTATGCTTTAACAAGTCATCAGAATGTCAATGTTAAAGTGATGTTTAGAGATATGTTCCCAGTGTCGTTGTCGGATCTTACTTTTGATAGTACACTTACCGATGTAGAATACCTCAGAGCTACAGTATCATTTAGGTACACTTCTTACACTATTGAAAAAATGTAATTATGAAAATTGAAGTTGGTTGTGGTACTAAACCTACCAAAAAAGGGTTTCTTACCAACGACATTCGAGATATTCCTGGTGTAGACTTTGTTTGCACAGCGTGGGAGTTAGATCAACATGTCGAAGCCAATACAGTAGAGCACATCTTTTCTAGACACTTCTTCGAGCACCTTACTTTCGAGCAGGGGCAATATGTCATTAGCATGTGGCATCGCCTGTTGAAATCTGGTGGTATATGTGAGATAATTGTACCAAATATTACTTTCCATATAATGCAGTGGATGAGTCGTTCAAGCCAAAAGGAACTAAACGAAGCTAAGGCTGGCTTCTGGGGTTGGCAGAACGATCAGTTCGAAGACACATGGCCAGTACATAAAAGTGGTTATGATGCTGCAACTTTGACGCAGCTGTATAGCGAACATAACTTTGTTAATGTAAAAAGTATTGAGCAGGTTTCTAGTAGACACTTGCATATTATAGGATACAAACCTTGAAGATTGAAGAAGTGATTGAGATGTGGCAACAGGATGCTAAGATAGATGATGTAGATTTAGATACAGAATCATTAAACGTTCCTGTACTCCACGGCAAGTATCTGAAGTTGTTCTATGAGCAAAAGCTCAGACTTAAAAAGTTTAAGATTCAGTACAAGACGCTTAATAAAACATTGAGTGAATATTATAGAGGTGAGTTGAATAACCCTGAAGACCTTAAAGTGATTGGACGTGAGCCTTGGGAGAAGCATGTGCTCAAAGCTGACATCCAACAATACATTGAGGGCGATCAACAAATGGTCGATCTTGTTACCCGTATGGTGTATCAGGAGCAGGTAGTTTCGTTATTGGAAGATATCATGAAAAGCATAAACAATAGAGGCTTCCATATTAGTGCAGCTATCAACTGGAGGAAACTCACCCAGTTCGGCGTATAGAGAATTGTTAGTAATTGATAAAGTGAATGAGACCTTTTTAAAGGTCAACTGTAATCAGGGTATCGCGCAGGAGCTCAATGAGTTCTTCTCATTTTTTGCGCCTGGGTATAAATTTATGCCTGCGTTTAAGCGAAGGCAATGGGATGGTCGTATACGTTTGTTCAACAATCGCAATAATGGATTGTATGTTGGGCTACTACCTTATTTGAAAAGTTTTTGTGATGAGAGAGACTACGACTTAGAGTTTGATAGCGATCTTGAGTTACAAGAAGAGTTTTCTTTTCAAGAGGCTATAGAGTTTTCGCAGACACTCGGTTTGCCCTTTGAGCCCCGCAAGTATCAACTAGAGTCTTTCACCCACAGCGTAAGGCATAATAGGTCGATGATATTGTCACCTACTGGGTCTGGTAAGTCACTAATAATCTACTTATTATCAAGGTTTTATAACGAGAAGACTTTGATCGTCGTACCAACAGTATCCCTTGTTCGTCAGATGTATAGTGATTTCAAGGATTACGGATACGGTCAAGAATGCAAACTAATTAGTGCTGGAGTCGATAAAGAGATCATTGATGAAGACATTACTATCACTACATGGCAGTCAATCTACAAGATGCCAAAGAAATGGTTCGATCAGTTTAATGTAGTGATAGGGGACGAGGCTCATTTGTTTAAAGCCAAGTCACTAACAACAATCATGACTAAGCTAAGCGACTGTAAGTATAGGTTTGGATTTACTGGTACTTTAGATGGCACCGAGACACACAAGCTGGTGCTAGAAGGTTTGTTTGGCCAAGTACAATCATTTGTAAAGACAAAGCAATTGATTGATGGAGATACACTAGCTGATCTTAGGATTAAGATTCTAGTGCTTAAATATGGTGAAGCTACTCGTAAAGCTCAGAAGGAAGCAAAGTACCATGACGAGATGGACTTCATCACCCAGAATTCCAAACGAAATAACTTTATCTCCAATCTTGCATTATCGCTAGAAGGAAACTCACTTATCCTGTTTAGCTTTGTAGAGAAACATGGTAAAATACTGTATGACTTAGTTAACAACAAGATAGCTAAGGATCGTAAACTATTTTTTGTATTTGGAGGAACAGATGCCGATACCAGAGAAAGTATCCGTGCCATTACAGAAAAAGAAGACAACGCGATTATCATCGCTTCTTACGGAACGTTTAGTACTGGAGTTAACATACGCAATCTTCATAACATCGTGTTTGCTAGCCCTAGCAAGTCTAGGATACGCAATCTTCAGTCTATCGGCCGCGGGCTGAGAAAAAGCGATAGCAAAAGTCAATGTACGTTGTACGACATTGCCGATGACCTGCAATATAAGAAGAGTGTTAACCACACACTAAGACACTTGTATGAGCGAGTAAAGATATACAACGAAGAGCAGTTCGATTACAAGATGTATAAAATCAAACTAGAGCAGTAATATGACCAAGAAAAAAACCAACTATATCAACAATCCCGACTTCCTCAAAGCAATGATTGACTACGGGGCAAAGGTCGCTCAAGCCAAAGAGGACGAGGAACCAAAACCTCAAGTACCTCCGTACATTGGGGAATGTTTCATGAAGATTGCTACGAGGTTATCTCATAAACCGAACTTCATTAACTACTCGTTTAGGGATGAAATGATTTGCGATGGCATTGAAAACTGCATGCAGTATATCGATAATTTCAATCCAGAAAAGTCACAGAACCCTTTTG